TCATTCTGTCCAACTATGTCCGCAGTCCAGGCATACACATTCCACACGGCTCGGCATAAAGATGTAGATAAGCTTCATCACAAAATATATGGCATATAACGCAAGCAAAAGAGGGTTCCCTGTCCTTATGCTTGCTGTGCTGGATCGCCTTTTGGGGATTGCTCTCCCGTATACCTTCCGTGATTTGCACAATGGACAGCAGTATTTTGACTGTACACTTCCTTTGCCTGTGCCAGTATGGTTTCCCCGCTTTTCCAGTTCCTCCCGTAATGTAGCGCCGCAGTAGGCACAGTGGTTTCCCTCCAGCTTGTTGCCGCCGCAGTAGGGACAGGGCATTCCTACTCTCCACTGAGGCTGTGTTTCAGTGCTTTGTGATTTTACAGTCAGACTGTTCCCACAGAAAGGGCAGAACTTCGCATCTGCCACATTTTCCGATCCGCAAACCGGGCATGCCTTTGTGCTCCGGACAGTATTATCAGCACCGGTGACCTGTCTGCTATGTTCCTTATGCTTATATACCGCCTCAACAACCCGAATTGCCTCCATCGGTGACATACCTGTGTCCGTACGAAGCTTCACCATCGCCGCGCTGCTGTCCTGCGGATTGTCACCGATATAGCAGCTATACTTCTTCACCAGATCCTCTTCCGGAATTGTGTGCGGCATCGCATCTGTCCTCACGATGCTCTGCTTAATGCCCAGCGCAAGATTCATATCTTCCGGTATTTTCTCCGGATCGCGCTGATACCAGTCCATTTGCCGGGAATCAAACCAATAGTCCGCAGCAGCCTTTGCCTCTTTGGGTTTTATGCCTTTCCTTTTTCCCAGAACTTTTGCCGCACGATAGCGATAAGGTTCATATTGGGCAAACAATTTCTCCCCGTCTTCTGAGGAAACAGCATCCGAGAGAATCCCTCCTCCAATGGTGAACCGCGCAGATGCAGGGGCAATCAACCGCAGAAGACAGAACAGAGGAAAGAACAGCTGCTCCTGCTCAGCAGTCATTGTAACGGTTGTACGATCCTGATTCGCTTTTTTGTCCACAATAGGCTGTTCTTCATTTTGCTTGCCGCGAAAAACCAGATAGCCAAAAGAGAACACCGTCGCTTTGGGCGCATGAACAAACCGAACATGAACTAGCTCATCATAGGGAATTTCCGACTCATAGTGCCCGGAATTCTGTTGGCAGGTGACGCGTAATTTCGTCTCCGTCAATGTAACGGAACTGTTTACGCCATTGTATTGTCCATAAGGAATCGTCACATACCTGGCTGCCTGATCGTTTGTGCTTTTTACCATCAGGCTGTTCCCGCAGACAGCGCAAAACTTCGCATCTTTCACATTTTCTTTTCCGCAATTCGGGCAGAACATATAGACCACTCCTTCCCTCCTTTTTGCCTCCATTGTAGCCCATTGCGGTGGGGATTGCAAGGTTTGTTCCGCCGGATGCGGAAGGCTAGCCTCCCAGCAGTTTGTTCAGCCGCCGGCCTGCCAGATCGCCGCTTGTCCGGTCCAGGGTCTGGGAATAGGCGCCGTAGCGGCTGCCCCAGTTATTGGGGTCGGCGGTGGAATAGCGGCCCCTGCTAAGGCGCAAAAGTCCCCCTGCCAAGGCAGGGGGACAGTTTTTCAGGGGACGTCCAGGGTTTGTTCCCAAACATGTAGTCAGCGGTTTACCTGAAGCTGGATAGTCAGATCCAGGGCAGGTTTTTCCTCGAAGCAGGAAACGGTCACGCTGTTATCTGCCGTTTCCAGCATATCCACCAGGGCAAACGCCTCCTTCTGGGCCAGTTTCTCGCTTACAGTGCCGCCATAGACCACCGTATAATGGGGGCAGTCGGTCTGCCGGATGCCCTCCAAAACCAGGTGCTGGGTGTAAGGGGCGCTGTCGCCCAGCCAGCCGTCGGCCCGGAGGGCAACGGTCCAGGTGTGGGCACAAAGCTGTTTCAGGGCATCGGCGGGAGTGGCATCCTCTCCCAGGTTCAGCCGCTGAGCCAGCTCATCAGGCAGGACACTTGCCTTATTGTAAGGGGTACCGGGCTCCGTGGGCTGGTCGTCCCGGGTCAAATGAATGGTAAAGGCTTCACCGGTCTGCATCTTTGCCAGCTCCTCCCGGGCGATGACCGCCTGATGCTGGCCGGGGGCCTGTGCTACTCTGTCTTTCAATCCTCTCTCTCCTCTCCGGCGTACAGCTGGCCGCTGTAACGCCACGAACACATAATATTCCGGGCGGTGGTATCCGCCTGCTGCAGCGCCTGCTCGATCTGATTGGCACCCAGCCAGGTAAGATAGCTCATAGACTCCGGCAGGGGCAGCCCGGGGCTGAGGGCATCCCGGATAGCTGCCACATTGGCCAGATACCGCTCCAGTTCCGCCCTTTCGGGCCGGGTTTCCGGGGTCCAGTCGGTCCTGGTGGTCAGCCGAAGACCGATGCCTAGGGCCGGAAAGTGGGAGCCGATCTGCTCCACGGCCTGCTCCACCCGGTTCATATCCCCGCTTCCGTAGAAGCCCTTTTCCGTTCCCTGGGTCACATCCGCCCAGGTTCTGTCCTTGATCAGTTCCATCAGGGCATCACCTCCCAATCACCGGAGCGGAGGCGGCCGCTATAGAAACGCTCCTGCTCCAGGCCGATCTCTTCTCCAGGGATCCGCAGCCGGGCCACAGCACCGGTCTGGGTCAGGGTCAGATCCATGGAGGCGATAAAGCCCCGAACCTGGGTGCCCCAGGGGCTCAGGCTGGAAACAAAGCTTCCGCAGGTCTGGCCTGTGATCACTGCGTCCTGCTCCAGGGTCTGTCGCAGCCGGGCGAAGGCATAGAGCCGCTCCAGGGCAGCATCCACATTCCCGCTGTGGATCAGGGTATCGTCGCTGACAGCCAGGTAATTTCCCAGTTCCCGGGCGATGGCCGCGCTGTTGCGGCGGGTATGGACCCGGGTGGTGTGCAGATAGTTTTTGGCGGTGAGGGTCACCGGGCCGTCGGCAGTGAGCTTTACCCAGTTGTCGCCCCAGTCGCTGAGGGTACCGCCGGTGAGGGTGTAGCTGTGGTGGGGGTTATCGAAGGTGATAAGCACATCCTCCCCCGCGATCTCCTCATCCCGGAGCAGGGTCACTTCCTCCTGGGTGGGGGTAAAGCTGTGGGCAGTTACTTCCACCCGGGCTACCCGGGGCTCGGTCCTCAGGGTGGCACCCTGGAAAATCTGGCTGTGGGTGAAGGTACCCTTTACCGCCGTGCTCAGGGGCAGAAAGCGGATGCAGCTGCTGTCCTGGGTGGTGATGATCGCTCCGACAGCAAAGGCAAGCCGCTGCAGCGCCTCCCGCTGGGTGCATACCGGCAGGTAACCGGTAACGGTCACATCCCGGAAGCAGGGCTCCAGCAGGAAGGGCCAGGGGTCCAGGATCTGCTGTGCCAGCTCCTGCAGGGGCACAGCCCGGTAAAGGCCCCCCAGAAAGGTATCCTCCAGCAGGCCCACAGCGGACTGGCATTTGAGGGTATACAAATTCTTTCCCTCCCGGGTGCCGGAGACCATGTATTGCACGGCTTTGATCTTTCCGTCCCGGTAAAGCTCCAGCCGCTGGTTCTCCTGGGGGATCAGTCCCCGGTTCTTCCGGTCGATCAGCTCCAGGGTCATGGTATCGGCGGACAGGACGCACAGCGACGGATCCGTTTCATTCACCAACTGAACGCTGAGGATCTCCGTGGCATCGAACTCGATGGTCTGGCCGATCTCCAGCCGCTGGAGCTTGGCAAACTGGTGGGGCGCGCTGGTCTGCAGCAGCTCCAGCCGGAGCTTATCGAAGCTCTCCACCGTCTGCTGCAGCGTCCAGCGGGGGCCGTCCGGGGCATACTCTCCCACAAGGAGCACCTGGCTGCCGTTGTACCAGCTGACCCGGAGCCGGCTGCACCACTGGCCGGTGGAGGGGGAGAAGGTAAAGGTGAGCCCCGTAGCGGAGCAGGGTGTGGGGAGCGTAAGCGTGACAGTCGGAGGCTCCGGGAAGCTGCCGTCCGGGCCCGAGGCCGCCTCGCTCCACCAGCCGGGGTTGGAATCGCTGTGCTGGGGTACCCGGGTCCCGTCCAGCCGCCACACCCCGGGCTCCAGTGTGGCCCAGGGGGTGTCCGCCACCCCCGCCGCCAGGCTCTGAGCCCTGGTAAAGGGGCTGCCGCCCTGGCCGGAAAGCACCATGGTTTCCTGAACACCCTCGGGGGCATCGATGTATTTTAAGGTCAGACTCACGGCTTCACCTCCGGAGCCAGGGCGGTGAATTCCAGAGTCAGCTCGTCCCAGTGGTTTTTCCCGGGGGCTGCCCGGCGCAGGCGCTGCTCTCCGGCGGTAACATACATTTTCTGGGTGAGGGTCTTCTGGCCGTAGGGGAAGCGGCATTCGTGGCTCACCCGGGGGGCGGACACCGCCTCCCACAGCGCGTCCATCGCCGCCATATCCCCATCCCGGGGTCCAACGGTCATGGAATAGTTATAGTAGGTACCCAGCAGGTCCCGGTACAGTCCGCCGTCCTGGGTCCTGCCGCCGATGCCGGTCTCCTGAATGGCGAATTTGCGGCTCAGGGAAAGCACATCTACCCGGTAGGCCTTTCCGTCCAGCAGGAATACTTCACTCATACCGTCACCCCCCTTGCCAGGCTCCCGCCGACCCGGCGGTTCTCCCGGTCGAGCTGGGGCTTCAGGACTCTTGCCAGCTGGGCAAGGTCCCCGGTAAAGGTGATGCGGATATCCTGGGCCCCTTGCTGCGCCAGCACATCGGCCAGGGCCTGCTGGATGGTCTCCAGAGGCGCTTCCACATTGGTGCCATGCTTCTGGTCACCCACCACCGCCAGGAAAGGCCGGTTGGCAGGCAGCACCGCACCCTGAGCCAGATAAGGGATCTGGGGAGCGGAGATCTTTCCGATGTTAAATCCGAAATACTTGCCGCCGATTTCGGGGACCCAGTCCGGCACGGTAAAGCGCAGGGTATTTAGCGCGTCGATGGCGCCGTTGATGCCCGATACCACCGCTTTGACCAGTCCGTTGATCAGGCCGATCACACCGTTGATTGGGGTCTTGACGGCGGCCTCCAGGCCTTCCCATATGCCGGAAAATATCTGCACGATGCCGTTCCAGGCAGATTCCCAGTCGCCGGAAAATACACCGGTGACAAACTGGATAATGCCCTCGAAAATGGTCTGCACGGCAGTCCAGATCTCCTGCACCGCGGCGAAGAACACATTAAGCACTTCGCCAAAGGCACCAAACTGCTCTGCCCAGTTTACACTGAATACCCCCGTCAGATATTCTCCCAGTCCAGAAAAGAAGGTCTGGATATTCAATACCGCCGTCTGGACCAGCAGCATGAACTGCTGGATATAGGGCATCAGCAGCACCATGAGGCCGCTTACAAATGTGGTTATCCTCGTCCAGAGTGCCGTCAGAAAGCCCGCGATGGGCTGAATAACGGTGGTATTGAACCATTCCGCTGCCGTTCCGAGGAGGGCTTTGACCGTTTCCCAGCCGGCGATCAGTCCCGCCTTTACCGTATCCCAATTTGCCACCAGAAGAACAATGATCGCGATCAGCGCCGTTATGGCCATAACCACCACCCCTATGGGAGAGGTCAGGAAATTTATGGCTGCCCCGAATGCACCGGCGATCGTTGTGCCCACAGAGCATACCGCATTCCAGGCAGTCGTCGCCGCCGTACTCAGCGCCTTGGCCGCCGCCTCACTGTCCCACAGATCTACAAGTTCCGACAATCCGGCAGTCATTACATCTGCGTTCGATGCAAGACCTAGTGTTCCGCTCGAATCCCCGCCAGAGTCTTTGGGAAGGTATTTTCCACCTTTTTTCAGATATTTTCCGTTTCCAGTTCCGGAAAAAATATCTTTTATGTCAAAACTTTCCAGTGCTTTATTAAGTCCAGCTTCCAAGAATATATTTGAAATATCTTTTGACCATGTTGATTTGTTCTGGGATATTATATCATTCATGTCATTGGACACTGATGTACCTAAATTGCTAATTTGCGTAACAATTTCCGACACACCATACCCGATTTCCTTAAGTTGAATTCCAATCTCACCAAAGCTTCCTTCAATCTTTCCAGTGATATCCGCATATGATTTGCCTGCAGCTACAATCGACTCTTTTATTTCTGATATCCCACTCACAATCTGATTTTGAAGGTCGTCAACATCAACCTGGACAATAATGTTTTGGTTTTGTTCTTTTCCCAAACATACCACCTCTCTATCTCGCTATTCCTTGGTCCTCCATCTTCTTCCGCAACGCAAACATCTATATTCCCTTCCGAAGAACACTATTACCCCAGCCTCGAACAGTGCGAACACCAGCACAGCAATCATCTGTGAATTTGTAGTATTGCTGCTCCTTCTTCTGTATCTGTATAGCATGCTGTCTTCCTTCATAAATGTAGTGGAACCACATTTTGGACATCGAATTCTGGAGATTGCTTCCATTCTTCTGCGATTTTGGATTTCTGCATACTTTTCCGGATTTCTTCTTTTCACTTCCTGCTGGAAGGAAAGAATATTTTTCTTACGCGGCTTCATCAGGTCATAGATTTGCTGCATTTCGCTCTCTGTCAATTCCACGGACCGATTATCACCGTTTGAATGGGAAGACCTGACAATCTGCGTCTTTTCAGTCTTTTGACCGTACTTTTTCTCCAGATTCGGAAGCTTCCTGCCGCATTCAGCGCAGTATACTGCCCCGCTCACACATTTATTTCCGCAATTCGGGCAGAACATATAGACCACTCCTCATTCCTTTTTGCCTCCATTGTAGCCCATTGCGGAGTTGATTGCAAGATTTGCGCCGAACCGTATTGCTTATTTCCCTCCCTTCTTTTCGCTCGTATGTTCGTATTCGAGGTTAAAAAAATATTCCCCGAAGCGAACCGTTTCGTTTATCTCATAAAAATACCTCCCTTCTATTCTTTCGCAAACCGCAAGGCGCCTTTGCCGTCTGCTTTGGCAAGCGCCGCATGATTTCGGCCCTTGTCAAAGCAGATGCCGGTGAATACCTGGACGATGCCGTTCCAGGCGGTTTCCCAGTCGCCGGAAAATACACCGGTGACAAACTGGATAATGCCCTCGAAAATGGTCTGCACGCCAGTCCAGATCTCCTGCACCGCGGCAAAGAACACATTGAGCACTTCGCCAAAGGCACCAAACTGCTCTGCCCAGTTCACACTGAATACACCGGTCAGGTAACCGCCCAAACCGGAAAAGAAGGTCTGGATATTCGAAATCACCGTCTGCACCAGCAGCAGAAACTGCTGGATATAGGGCATCAGCAGCACCATGAGGCCGCTTACAAATGTGGTTATCCTCGTCCAGAGTGCCGTCAGAAAGCCCACGATGGGCTGAATGATGGTGGTATTGAACCATTCCGCTACCGTTCCGAGGAAGGCTTTGACCGTTTCCCAGCCGTTGATCAGTGCCGCTTTTACCGTATCCCAGTTTGCCACCAGAAGAACAATGATCGCGATCAGCGCCGTTATGGCCATAACCACCACCCCTATGGGAGAGGTCAGGAAATTTATAGCCGCCCCGAATGCACCGGCGATCGTTGTGCCCACAGAGCATACCGCATTCCAGGCAGTCGTTGCCGCCGTACTCAGCGCCTTGGCCGCCGCCTCGCTGTCCCACAGATCGATCAATTCGGAAAGGCCTGCAATCATCGGATCCGTCCCAGACGCCAACGCCAGAACTCCGATGCCGTTTCCTTCGGTATCCTTTTTTAGATATTTTCCGCCTTTTCTTGGACTACCACCATTAGGCCAACCATTCTTAGGTAAGAGTTCATATGCCCTGAACAAATCATCTTTGAATTCTGAGACTGCACCTTCTTCAACTACCTTCTGTATCCCATCCTCTACTGCTTTTTTTATATCCTCCAAGCAGGAAATAGCATCCAATATTCTTTGGGATATTTCCCCTCCTTGTTCATCAATTGCAGAAAACCCATCAATGGCTGTTCCTGATATTTCAGAAATACTTTTTTCAACTGCCAGTAACGCATCTTCTACTCCTGATATACTTTCACTTATCGAATATTCTACATCCCCCAAATCAACCTGAATAACAAGCTTTTCTGGTCGACTATTCTCCAATCATATCACCTCACTGCTATCTAACTCCCCTTGACCTCCAAATATTGCCGCAGTGGAGACATTTATATCTTGGACCGTATTTATCGTCTTTGATATTGTCCGCGATTCGGAATGCCGTTTTTAGCAACACTTCCACACCCGGCTTATAGTAGGTTGGGAATCTGTCATAGTACCTGTAGTCCAGCTCGAATCTCCTCTCACCGCAATTGGGGCACTGAATTCTGCTGGTTGTCTTGTACATCCTTCTGTGGAGTGCTATTTTCGCGAAAGTATCCGGATCTCTTCTTTCCACTTCCTCTTCAAAGCTAAGTGCATTCCCGGAATACGGTTTTGCAAGTTCCCGCAATTCTTTCAAATCAGATGTGGAAATAGAAATGTTTTCCCCCTCACCACAGGACGGAATCTCCTGATGCGCAATCATTTTTGCCTTTGATCTTCTTTTTCCGCACTTAAAACAGAAACCGATCTTCCAGACATATCTGGTTCCGCAGTTGGGGCACCAAATCCGGTACGCATCCTCCCTGCGTTGGCAGAGTACCGTTTCCGCATACTTTTCAGGATCTCTTCTCTTTACTTCCTGCCCAAAGGTTAGCGTGCTCCCGGAATATGGCTCCAGAAGGTCCTCCAGCTGCTGCAGATCCGACTCCGCCGTCGTCTGCTTCCGCTCGCCGGTGCCGGTCAGACCGCCACGGGGATTTTCTGTTTCCTGCTCCCATTCCAATTCAGGAAGCTTCTTTCCGCACTCCGAGCAGTATTCCGCTTTTCGGATACCTTCTCTTCCGCAATATGGGCAGAACATAACAAACACACTCCTTGCTTCGTTATGCTTTTATTGTAGTCCATCCCGGCCAGGATTGCAAGATTTCTCCTGCTGGGGGAGGTTAGTCCCCCAGCAGTTTTTTCAGCCGCTCCTGCTCCGCCAGTTCCTGGGCGGAGTAGCGCTTTTTCAGGTCTACCCGCTCCTTGTTCCGGCGGTAGTATTCCTGCTCCCAGGACTCCAGTTTTTTGCCCCGGCGGAGCTTATCCCGGATAGAGACCAGGGTGCTGAGCTGCCCCTCGCCGATGGCATGGAACCAGGAAAGGAAAGTCCACCAGTGGACAAATCCCGGGCCCCGGATCTCCCGCCCCGCCACCTTGTTTACATCGGCAACGATGGCCTGGGCATCCTGGTTCCAGTCCAGCAGCCTGGGGCCGGGTCTGCCGCTCTCTTCACCGCAGGAAATAAACGCTGCCAGATACTCCATCGCCTCCTGCGTATCCTCCTGAGGGATCTCCCCCTCATAGAACAGCGCCAGGGCGATCTTCCAGCGGATATACTCCGGCCGGTCCGGGTCATCCAGATAGGAAAAGATCTCCAGAATATCCCGGTAGTCGGCATTTATGGGATATTCCCTGCCCCCGATCCGGGCGGAGGTGGGAAGGCTCCAGGGGCTCATTTCTGGGCCCGGCGCTGGGCGCGGTTCTGCTTCGCCTGCTCCACGGCGCTGTCTGCCTGCTGCCGGGCGCAGCTTTCCGCACCAGCTACCAGAATGGGCTGCAGCGCTTCCAGCAGATTGGTGATGACCCGCTGGCCGTTGCCCGCCACCGCCAGCAGATTCACCCCGCCCAGGATGGCATGGAAATCATTGTCCCCGCCGAATACCCGGGAGAGGATATCCTTGGTTTTCCGGTCGGCAAGCACCATAAGCCGAAGCGCCTGAGCGCCGGTTTCCTCCCGGTTTTCCGCTTCCGGTTCCCGGGCCTGGGAGATCAGCTGTTCCTCCACGGCCTTAATCTCCTCCAGGGCATCCAGAAACCGGGCATATACATTGGGGTCACCGGGGTTGAAGCGCAGCACAGCGCCGCCGTTGATGCTGAACTCCTTTATGCCTGTGTCAAAATTCAGTTTTTCCATTTCTTTCTCCTTTTCTAAGTGTTTCTCAAAACCCGCCCGGCATTGTTACGCCTCTATAAATTGATGTTTGAAGCGGAGCAGCAAGAGCCAGCACACATGCTGTCATCCTGAGCAAGCGGAAAAAAACGAAGTTTTTTGGAGTGCGTCGAAGGATCCTGGCACCAAATTGACTGCAAATGCAAACGAAATGCGTAGATCCCTCGACTCGCTTCGCTCCCTCGGGATGACAACATTTGGGGAAACTTTGACCTTCAAACAACAATTATACCGCAGAACAGATACCGGGCGGGGATGGGTCAGTTGGCGGTAAAGGTCTTGGTGCCGGGATGGAAGGTGCCCCGGGTCTTCACGCCGGTGTAGTGCAGGGTGAAGGGGATCTGATAGCCGGTGGTATCGCCGCCGTAGCTGGTGACCTCGATATAGGCCTCCTCCCGGATGGCAGGGTAGGCACCGGAGGTCTCCTCCTCCCAGAGCTTGACCTCCACCACATCGGTCTTCAGGTCGTCCAGCACCAGGCTGCCGTCAATGATTGCCTGCAGCCGGGTAAAGAGGCCGGATTCCTTCTCCGCGTAGTAGGGCTCCACAGCGGCGGTCTTTTCGTAGCTGGAGATCAGAATGCTGGTCTCGCCCAGGATGTTCTTCTTGGTCTCCACCTCGGCAGCCAGCTCGGGGGTATACTCCTCCAGATCCTTGCCCAGCCGCTCATAGGCTGCCTCGCCGCCGGGGGCGGCAGTGTTGATAAAATGCGCCAGATACTTTCTTTCGATTTTTGCCATGTTACATCACCTCATAAATAGATTTAAAATTAACAGTCAGCTCAACCCGGTAGGTGGCTGTTCCGTCCTCATGATCGGCATATAAAATGCCGTTTTGCGCCTGCATCCGCTCTGAGGCGGGCTCGTCCCCAAAGGTGGGGGCCAGGCGGCGCACACTTTGCTCCTGGATCCATTTCTGCACACCCAGGAGCCATGCCGCGTTGCTGATGGCATCGGTTCCGGTAAGGGTGTAGTAGAGTCCGAAGCGATACTGATTTTCAATATGTACATTCCCGAAAACATCTTCTTTCCGGGAAAGCTCCGTGAGACCGGAGGGCAGGATCGCGCCGGTTTCCGGACTTGCGGGCAGGTAATCCACCCGCAAAGTCTGGATCCGGTCACTTCCCTCACAGGTTTGGAGCCACTGGATCAGGCGCTCCAATTCGGTCACTGCTTATCCTCCTGATAGGGCTTTTCGTAGGTCAGGGCACGGGGGCTGTCGGCGAGGCCTTTGGTGGTGGGGTCATTGACGGCATTCCAGACGGAGACCGCCACGCTCACCAGGATCACGGGGTTTCCCGCCGCCTGGACGAAGATTGCCCCCAAGGCCTCCCAGGTGGTGATATCCTCCCACCGCAGACCCAGCTGGGTCAGGATGGGCAGCACCACCGCCAGAACCAGCTGCGCCCAGAAAACGGGATTGTGAAAACGAACTTTCCAATTGATATTCATAGATACTCCTCCTTGTTTGATGATTTCGGTAATGAAAATTGCTCTTTGGGGCAGAGGACCCCAATTCTTCGGTCATTGCGGCCCCCGGTTCTTCCGGTCATTGCGGCCCCCGGTTCTTCCGGTCATTGCGGCCCCCGGTTCTTCCGGTCATTGCGGCCCCGGTTCTTCCGGTCATTGCGAGGCTGCGAAGCAGCCGTGGCAATCTCCCGGTTGGAGGTGCGCGGTTCGTCCATGCCGTAGGGGCGGTGCTGTGCGCCGCCCTTTTTTCTGCGTTC